GAAGGGCGGGGCTGAGCCGGTTCTGGTGTTCTCGATCGAAGAGTCGGTGGAAGACGCGGACGATGCGACGGACGGTTTTCTGGGGCGAGGCGGGCGTTTGACCGGGATGATGCAGTCGGCGGTGGCATCTGGAAAGGAAGTACGGAACGGGCAGGGCACGGTGACCGTACCCGTGCTCGGAGAAACGGATTCTGCATATGAAGCGCTGCTGAACATCATCGATCGCCAGTGGCGTGCGGTTCTGCATGACCACGCCAATCCGTGGTCGATGGTGTTTCGCGATCTTGTAGTTTCCGTCGGACCCATACGCACAGTCCGCGCAACCGATCCGGAAACCGGCACAAAGCACGCATGCCGGTTTTCACAGTTCGAGATCGAGACATTGCCGGAACCTCTGCCCGGCGATCCTATTGCCGATGCAATCTCGGCAGGGTTGGCTTTGATGGCAAGTGACGGTGACGCCGCCTATGCCGCGCTGGCTGAGACATGGCAGGAGATCCTGGCATTGGGCGCGGATTGGCAGGACTGGGAGAAGCTGCAGTCCGCCCTGTTCGCTTCAAACAGCGAACTGCTCGCAGTCGGGCTCGGTCCGATCGAGGGTGATGAAGACAGAGATACGCCTGACATGACCACAGGAACTCTTGTGGTCAATGATGGCGATCCGATTGAGGTCACCGAGCCATGAAGCTGACGGACAATCTGCTCGCGATGAGCGCCGATCTTGCCATGCTCAAGAGCGCGTTCGGCAATTCGCTCAAGGTGGGGCCGATCGAGGAAGTCGACCCGATCAAAGGGTATCGCGCCAAATGGGGCGAGATAGATGGCAAACCCTATCTGTCGCCATGGATCCCACATCCGGAGAGCGGCAAGACATCAGTCCCGCTTGAAAAGGGTGATATCGTCGGTGTCATTAGCCCGTCTGGCGATCCTCGTCAGGCTGTGATGTTCCGTGCAGGGTACTCTGGCCCACGGCCGAGCCCGAATGATGACATGGCCGCCAATGTGTTTGAAGCGGCGGGAGTACGGATTGTCGTGGCAGGTGGCTTGATCAAGATCGTCGGCAATCTGCTGGTTGAAGGCAATGCCGACTTCAATGAAGGCCACTTGCAGGCTCACGGCAAGAATGTCGGCCATGACCACGGTCATGTGTCGGCGCCGCCAGGACCTCCGGGGCCCCCCGTCTAACCGATCAGGAGAGATCATGGAAAAGCACACTTATGTGGTGGCTGAGGGAATCCCGGCCATCAACGGCAAAGCCGTGCCTGCGAACCGCGAAGTACAGCTGACAGAGAGGGAGGCGCTGTTTGACCTGTCGCTCGACCGCATCACGCTCAAGCCGTCGCGGGCCATTGGCAGGAAGACCAGGCTGGAGCCCGAGCCGGCCAGCGATGCTGTGAGCGACGAGGGCTGACGCAAGTGGCAGGAATCGACCGGCGCACCGGCAAGATCATCAGCAATTATGACAGCGCTCTTAAGGCCGTCGAAGTCATTCTGTCGACGCGCATCGGCAGCCGTGTCATGCGGCGGCAGTTCGGTGGGGGTGTCGCGGAGCTCCTCGGCCGGGCTGTGACGCCGCCCTTGTTCGCGCTGTTCCTGCAGCTGGTGGCGACGGCGATCGACACCTGGGAGCCGCGTTTCCGGGTTCGCCAGGTAGTTCCACTTGGGACCGTTGAGCAGATCAGGGCTGGGCAGGTGGGCGTGCGGTTTGCTGTTGACTACCGGCCGCGAGGGCATCTCGGCGATTTCACCGTGGAACGTGTGCTGAGCTTTGGGCTGAGTTTCCGTGCCGGCGGCCTGAAGGTGGTGGCATGACAACTGTTATCGACCTGACCCGGATCGGCGCGCCGTCCGCGATCGAGGTCCTGTCCTATGAAGAGCTTCTAACAGGGTTTAAAGAGCGGTTCCAGGCTTTCTGGGAAGAGGCCAGGTTGGTTGATACCAGCTTGCCCGCCTATGACGTTTCCATGCTCGAGACGGACCCGGCCATCATCGTTGGGCAGGCGTGGTCGTGGCTTCGCCTGTTGGATCGTGGCCGGGTGAACGACGGCATCAAGGCGCTGCTTGCGGCCTTTGCCAGACGGACCGATCTCGATCAGCTGGTGGCGCGCAACGCCATTGTGCGCAAGATCGTCCAGGAGGCGACCGAAACAACCGGGGCGATCTATGAGAGCGACGAGAAGCTGCTCTATCGCTATCTCCTATCCTTCGATGGCCGGTCTGCTGGCTCTGCCGAGCGCTACATGTTCGAAGCGCACACCGCGTTGCCGATCCTGCCCATCGGCGGCCTGGCAGTAAATGGTCATCGGGTGCATGGCAGGCGTGGCGATATCGATCTGGTGGCAAGCGGCCCCGGCCGCCGGGCGCTCACCGATGAAGAGATGGCAACCCTCAGGCTCGCCTGCCTGGCCGATCATGTTGTGCCCGAGACCACCGATGCGGTCCTGCTGCCCGCCGAGATCCACGAGTACCGGGTGCGCCAGACCATCTATGTCTCCGCCGGTCCATCGCCCGCCGTTCTGGCGCAGGATGCTCAAGCGCGGGTGCGGGCTCTCACCGACAAGGCGACCCTGATCGGATCAAAGGTGATACGCGACTTCATTGCAGGCGCTGTTGCCGGCGACAGCATCATTGATGCCGTTACCCATGAGCCTGCGGCCGACATCATCGCCAATCGCTACACGGTTCCCGTCTGCACCTCGATCGAGATTGCCGTTGAGGTGCTGCCATGAGCGTGGAAACGGTGATCCCGGACAACAGCGATGTGTTCGAGCGCGCCCTTGCCGCCGCTATGTCGGACATCCTGCCGGTGCCGGTTCGGGAAAAACTCGATCCTGACACGACCAGCGAAGAATTCCTGCCCTTCCTTGCCCATGGCGAGGCGGTCAAGCTCTGGTTTGACGACTGGCCGGTCGCGCGCAAGCGCCACGTCGCAAAAGAGTGGCTCAAGTCCTACGCCTCGATCATCGGCACGCGCGCAGCCCTTGAGCCGTTCCTGGCGCTCGTCGAGGCCGATCTGATCGACCGGATCTCGAACCCGACCTACTTCGTCATCGGTGAGACGCCGATCTCGGACGGAATGCGGGTGGGGCACGGGCCGCATTATCTCACGGCCCTGGTCAAGGCGTCACCGGTGGCTGAGCCCGATCACTTCACGATCGGCGTCACTCCTGTCGATCAGCCGATCCGCGTTCATGACATCGACACCACGGCACTTGACCGCGCCAAGGCCGCCATGCGCGCCGCCAAGGCACCGGAGACCCACTACACGGTCGATTTTGGCTGGCTTCGCCCGGCCACCTTCGATGACGCTGTCCCGTTTGATGAAGCGCGCCGCTTCGATGCGCTGATTGAAAGAGAGAAGGCCTGAGATGGAACGAGTTGACTGGACAAACGCAGAGCGCGCCGATCGGGTGGACTGGAGCCGGATGAGCAAGTTCGCCCAGGAAGCGGTCGATCGCATCGCTGAGGGCGCGCTTGGCTATCCCGCCCACTGGGCGCGCTTCCTGGTGGCCGAACAGGCAGGCTTTACCATTACAGTGTCGCCGGGCGAGCACTACAATCGCGATCTCATCTATGTCCTCCTGTCTCAGGCCGAGCGGGATCTGACGCCCTACCGGCCATTGGTCGCAGGCACCACCAAATGGGTGGCCATCCTGGTGGGTGGACAGGAAGTCACCGTGGAGGAGAACCGCGCCATCCAGACCGAGAACGTCGAGGGCGGCGGAACGGTGCAGCGGCAGGTGCCCAAGATCATCCGCCGCGCGGTCACGATTGCGGAACTGCCTTCCGACATCACCGGTGCCAAGCCCGCGATTCCGGTCGGCTCCTGCTGCATCGCCATGGTGCTGTTGACCACCACCGGCATCGACACGATCGAGCCCTATGGCGAGCACCGCGTGGTCCCGCTTTACGAGGTCGAGCAGCGCCTGAAGCTGGTCGAGGAGCGTGTCGACCGGCTGCGCCGTGACACTGACAGCATCGCCACCGATGTCTCGGCACTGGCCACACAGCTCGATGCGCTGCCGCCGCCCGGTCTGTTCCAGCAGTTTGGCCGCGACATCGCCCGCAACGCCCGTGCGCTTGGCCAAAACCCGCTCGCCGGCAACTACTTCTTCGATCCCGGCCTGGTGGATGACTTCTGGGATCTCACCCATCCCGACAGCTACCTCAGGCTTGACCACGGGCTGCGGTTTCCCTTCGCCGCCGTCTCCGACACGCAGCTGATGCTGGCTGACCCGAGCGATCCGCAGATCACGGTGACCGCGAGCGGAACCTTGATGCCCTCCTATCAAGAGGTGGTGCGCATCGAGACACCGGTGGGATCCGGCCGGCAGCGCGTTGCCAATGTCGTCACCCAGGAGACGATCGCCACGGAACACCAGCAGAGCCATTCGAGCACCACCTACGGGCCGACCGAGCGCTATTGCGAAAACGATGTCCACTGGAACGAGGCGGATCTGCGCGACCGGGAATATGGCGAGCGGTTCGCGGTCGCAGGCGTCGAGTATCAGGCGCTCGGGGTCAGCGACATTCCCTGGAACGCCACCGAGACAGCACAGAACGGTCATCTCAACTTCGATGTCCAGCAGGTGTTCACCACAAGCTGGACTTCCAGCTACACCACCTATCACACGGTCGAGTACGGGCTGAACAACGCAGCCTTCGCTCAGACCTTCCGGACCTCGCAGATCTTCGTTGCGACCGGTGTCGAACTCTACATGACCAAGGTCGATCCGACCCAGCAGGTCACGATCACCATGGGCCGCACCCATCCCAATGGCGCACCGGCCATGGAAGCCATGCTTGGCCGTGGCAGTGTCGAGGGCGCCGATCTCTCGGTCGGCTGGCAGAAGGTGCCGGTCAAGGAAACGCTGATCAGCCAAGAGCTGATGGCCTGGACGCTGGCGACACCTGGCAACAACGAGATTGCCAAGTCCGACAACAACGCGTTCTCCAACGGCTCGGCCTTCACCATCACCGATGGTGCATTCGCGCAAGGCTCTGCCCTTGAGGATTACTCGTTCCGCATCCTTGGTGCACGGTTTGACCGGACCCGCACCTTCGTCGACTTCGGCCCCTATGACCTGCAGGGCGGGATCGGCGGGATCGAGGTTCTGATCCAGGGGCTGATGCCGCCTGGCACCGAGCGGGTCTGGGCGTTCAAGCCCAACGGGGCCACCGAGTGGACACCGTT